GCCTGTGGGATCTAGTGCATAAATTGCCGCTGTGGGGTTGCTGTAAGTGCCTGTTGTTTGACTGACAAACGTGCCCAATGCTGAACTATATTTCTTAACTTTAAGAGATACACCGCTGTTGGCAGGACTCATGTTGTTCCATACAGAGCCTGTAGGAGATGGCCAGTTAGTTGCAGTAACCGGTTGTCCCACTGCCCAGCGAGGTGCTTGATAACTGTATGAAGGCAAGTATGTTGGTGCGTAGTACACGCCGGCAGGGATGCCAAGAGCTAGTAACAATGCAGATGTACTAGTAATATCAATATCAATTGCACCGCCAACCAAGCTACTAATGTCAGGGGTTGTGAGGCTGTTTGCAGTTAGTTGTAATTTGCTTGATACAACTGACGAAGTAACTCCTGGAATTGCAGCGGCATTGATATCGGTAGACAGCTGAGCCAATGTGTTGGTAGCAGAAACAGTAACAGTAGTGCCATTGATCACAATAATGTTACCAGCAGTAAGGCTAGTAGGAGTTCCTGTTCCAGTAATTGTAGGCCAAGACGCTTTCCACGCATCTCCACCAACTAATACCCAGGCATTTGATGCATTTTTGTAGTAGCCAGGGTTTGACGTAGCTACTGCAGAGATTGCGTAATCGCCAATGCTGCCTATGTCAGCATTTGGTGTGTAATTGCCGGCGCTAAAGTTAACAACATCTGCAGTGTCTGTGATAACAATGGGAGTTTTTACTGTGAATGTGTTGGTTGTTTGATTCCACTCCTGGATGCCCCAAACACTTGTGGATGTGTCTAACCAGTAATCACCGTCATTGGGGTTGCCTGTTGGACGAACCAAGCTGGCAGTTAATTCTGACAAGTCAATATTGGCACGTTGTACATAACAACGATTTGTAATACCCAATGAACTGTACGCTGCCAACAAGCCGTACCTTGTGATTAGATACGTCTTATTAGCATTAGCTGCCAATGTTCCAGCGGCAACTGTCACGCCGTCTGAACTTACTTTGTTCTGTGCAGTAGCGATTAAAAAATACGGTACTGTGTTAACAGCGGAAGGGATATATTGACTCTCGTCAATTACTGTTACTTCTACGCCTGGTGATACTAGAGCCATGGTCAATTCCTTTTCAAGATACAATATTTATAGGTATATTCAAAAAAGGCGGTGTTACGGTGCCCTTTGGCAAAGGTCCTGTCGCTAAATACCGTATGAGACCCATTTGCCCTGCTTGTAATCAACGTCCTTGTGCTGTGAACTACACACGCAATGGTGTTACACACTATCGTGGTCGGTGTGATAGTTGCACAAGAAAAAATCGCAGTATAAAAACAAGAAAACCCCGCTGGGAATCTACGGGATTCAAGAAAAAAATGACCTGTGATCGTTGCGGGTTTATTGCACGATACTCCAGCCAGATTCTAGTGTATCACGTAGATGGCAACCTAAACAATGTAGGAGTTAAAAATCTAAAGTGTATTTGCCGCAACTGTGTTGAAGCTGTGGCCAAGAGCGATTTACCATGGAAGCCCGGAGATCTTAATCCTGATTGTTAAACGTTTCGATAGTGTAATTTTTTTGAAATATAATCCTGAATTATATACAACTTGTCTTTGATAAAATAAGATTGATTGCTAAGTGCAGTGACATGATCGTATCTGGGCCGTACTGCACCCAACATTGGATTGTATTTTTCTACTAGTTGTTGAGCAGAGTTGGTGTTCAAGTAAGGAGTTGTCCATCTAAACACATCAAACTGTTTTCCATCTAATATTTTGTACCCGTACTTTTCAGGATCTTTGCTTATTTTACTAATGTTCTTGGTAAGACCTTGTGGGTTTTTAATTCTCAATGTGGCAAATTTAGCGTACTCAGCAATATCTGGATTGGCCAAAAACCACTCTGCAGTTTCTCTAATGGTGTCTTCAGTGTCGTGTGGTAATCCCACAATGATATTGACTTGTAGTCTGAGTTCAGGAAATCGTTGTTTAAGTGCAATCAAAAAGTGTTTGAGTTTTTCAGGATCTGCTCCTTTGCCCACAGCTTTTCCGCTGGCACGATTGAATGTTTCAATACCAATGGTAAATGATTTCCATCCAATCTCTGGAATAAGATCCACCTGCTCAGGATTTGCTGCCAAAAGATCAACTCGACAATAACTCCAAAATTCAAAATCTATGCCAGTTTCTTGTCGAATATCTCTAATCAAATACATTTTTTCCAAACTGTCATTGAATGTATCATCAACAAACATGAACTTTTTTACGCCAAATGTATTGTACCTGTACAGTATATCTTGCTTGATTTCTTCCTTGGGACGAATGTAGGTGCCAGGCTTTTTGCCCAGGTGATCAAATTCGCAAAACGCACACTGAAAAATGCAACCCCTGCCTATTTCAACCGGCAACACCCAGTCGTCAGTTACAAAATCTGATTCAGCATATTCTGTTGTTAGATTGTTTAACAATTGAACCGCATAGTGTTTGTCAGCATCTACATATTTTTTGTCATTGAATTCTGTATAAATTAAATTGCTGTCTTGCACAATATGATTGTGTACAGCCATTACTGCTAGATCTGAATACCCAGCACATATGATGTCAATGTTCACTGGCATGTGTTGAATTATCTCAGCATTGGGGCCGCCAACTACAATTGTACCTTGACGTTTTTTTATGTAGTTAATTAACAATGCTTCATCTTTGTTTGACAGTTCAGTCATAAAACCAGCATTGTGATTGTCAAACGTCCATTCATTGTTGCGAAAAGTAGCCTGGCCAGCAAAGTTTTCAGAGTTGTATGTGGGCGGAAAAAACTTGGTACTAAATCCCCACCAGTCAATGTCTGTAATAGTGTCTAAGTATCTCATTAGTACAGACTGATCCCAGTGTGACAAAAAATCAATAACTTCTACTTCTACGCCATGTCTTCTTAATTCTGTGGCTATCCTATAAACTCCGAGGGATCTAATTGGAGGGTCTGGGCTGTCGTTAAACAATACTATCAAGAGGATTCCTTAAAGGAATATTTATATAACAGTGTAGACATCAATTCACGGGTGTTGCGTTTGAGATCTTCAAGTGTTCCGTTGTTATCGATCACATAGTCTGCCATCCAAATTTCCAGGCTCATACTAGAACGATCTTCTGCAGGCAAGTGATCACTACGATCTACCCAAACAGCAAAATCAAATACTTGAGTATTCCGCATGGCATGGAACTCACTCTTGTTGCGCAGTCCGCAGTAGATTGAATTTTCAGCAAAAATTTCTCTACCTAGTCTAGCATAATCGTCTTTACAGTAAGCATGAATCATATCGTACCATTCTGATCGATGATTGTGCCGATCCTCAAAACACTGTTCGTAGCTGGTGTATGCATACTTGGATTTCAACTCTGCATAGATAAACTTTTCAGCACAAAAGTCTGAACTAGAGCGAAAACTATAACCAAATTCTTCACGCAGAATATCACACACAGTATCTTTGCCGTGTCGAGCATTGCCAATAATCAGCAGTTTTGGAAGTGTCATTTTAAGGAGGTTACGTTGAGATGATCTAGTGTGCGCTGTAGCATGCCAATTTGTCTGCGGCAATCTTCTAGCGCATGATGACTAGTAGGCGGGATAGGCTGATCAGGCCATAACGAGAATACAGTACGGCTATCACGCACCATGTAGTACTTCCAAGGCAATGGCTTGTGATAGCTCTTGTAAGCATGCTCAAGAATGTTCATGTCGTAAGTGGGACCTTGTGCCCAGATTCTGTTGGAGTGCCAAATCAGCCGGCCTAGCCCATCTAATGCTTGATCTAGAGGAATACGGCCTTGTTCGTTGAACGCTTCGTCTCGAACCACAGCAGGTTGTGTGGCCCACCATTCAATTGTGCCTTGATCAATAGCACGGTCTTCTTGGCTTTCTAATGTGACTCTAGCATAGTAACTCTGGCCAGAATGTCCTTGTCCAAACGGGTCAAAGCTCTGGGCCGCAATAGTTAGTATTGTAGTATCCGGGCCTGTAGCAAGCCCTTCTAAGTCGATCATCAAGTCCATGTGTTATTGTAACACAAGTCTAGATGTTGATCAATAGACGTTTAACCGATTACCCAGGTAAGTGGTTGGCTTGCATCCACATAGTTCTTGAGCTGGTCTTCTAATGCAATGATAGCTTCTTTGGCTTCTGCTTTCATTGCGGCACCGTTTAGGGTACCGCCGCCTTGTGGTCCTGCAATTGAGCCAAACTTCTCACGTGCTTCACCAATAATCATTTTAGAGTTGGCCACCATGTAGTCCTTGATCCATTGGCTGATTTGGAAGTCCTGTAGCAAGTTGATTTCTGGTTTGAGATTGTATGTCCAAAGTAGCACATTTTCTCCAGTGCCTTTTGGGTCACGAATCAATTGAATTTTCTTTGTGACCTGGTTATAGGTGTAGTTCATGTACCCGCCAAACATACGTGCGGCTAGTTCTACATACTGTGAATAAAAGTCGTATGTGGCAAGGCCGCCTGCTACGTTGAAGTTCATTAGGTACACATTCAAACTGGCCTGTGCAAACGGATCAAAGTTTGATGCAAACGGACCTGTAGCATCACCAAACGTTCTACGGAATACCTGTCGTACACTTACTACCTCTTGTGGCAACTGGTAGATGTTGACATCTTTGACCAGTTCCATAAAGTTGTAGCTTTCCTCATAGGCATTGCTGGCCCGTTGGCGGTAAGTGCCTATGGTTTTTTGATAGGCGGCTTCGTAGTGAGCAGGATCCAACTCGATGTCAACAATCTGATCACCAAGTTGGAGTTTTACGTATTCTACTAAGTTTTGCTTGAGTGTCTCAAGCGAGTTCTGTTGCTGTTCTGCCATTGGGGGACTCCGTCCCCTTTATTTACCAACTTTTAAGGATGATCAAGTTCTCTGTACCACGTCCGTTAAACGGGGTTTCTGTAGTGGTCAAGTCCTTGTAGATCTTCCTTGCGGCCGGCTTGCCTGCGGCACCCATTGCTTTAAGAATTTCTGCTGGCTTGCGCACAGTTTTTTGCTGACTCTCAACTGTACTAAATCCAATGATAGCGTTGCTTTTTACAGTAAATGCCTGTGCATGACTGTCAGCAACAATATGGATTAGCTTGCGTTTTTTGGTGTCATACAACCAGGCTTCTGCCTTGTCCACTAAACTTGCGGCTGGCAAGCCTTTGAGCTTGAGCTCTGCAAATTCCGTAATACACTTGAACTTTGCGGCACGTTTTTCTGGGCTCACTGCCTTGACTGCACGAGGCTTGCGCTCGACCTTTTTAATCTGCACATAGGCGCCACAGTCCGAAATCACAAGCTCACAGAACTTTACGCAATTCTTTAACTGTATTTTGGTTAGATAGTTGTAGCCCTGTGTCAAGTCCGCATCTTTGCCTGCTACTGCCTCATCAAACTCTGTGAGTTTACGGGTCCAGATTTGCTTGATGTCGTTTACCATTTGTGGGGCAATGTTTAGGCTACGCATGAGCACCACGGGTTTG